TATTAATAGCAGCTAGATTATATTAATGCTAATATAAAGCAGGTTTATGGCTATATGATTTATGAATACTTTTCAAACTTGTTTTGAAAGTATGGGGGGCTATATTCAGTAATTATATAGGCTATGGGGTAGTTTGGATAGACAGTCTTCTCACACAGCTCATATAAGTATTTACAGTATGTCTTCTGCTATATGTCACATTAAAAAAACAATAGCTTACAATCAATCTAACAGTTCATCTGATATTAATATTATATATAGTAGGGATAATTGTGTTTAGTTATTAAATAGTTATTTGGTTGTTGAGATTGGGGGGTGTATTGTTTTATAAAGATTAGTTATGAGTTTTATAAACTAATGTGTTTTATTATATTAGTAAAAAAAATAATAGGTTGTTATGACGGATAAGAATAGGCAGTTAGCAGATGAGTTGTTATTGGATTTATTGGAGAGGATGAGGTTGAAGTATCCTAACGATAAGGATTATGGTAGGGAGGTAAGGGGGTTGTTGGTAAGGGTAGGTAATAAGGTTGGTTTAGGTAATGTAGGTTTGAATTGATATAGATATATAAACATCCCCTATTAAGGTTCAGGTGATAAGCGAACAGGTTGTGTTTAGTAGATTAAGTTTAACTGTAATGGTTAGGCTTTTTTTATGTAATAATTTGTGTTATTATTTACTTACATGACTATAGAAAAATAGAAAATCTGCTCATAGAATTAACTACGGCAGATTTTAAATACGTTCAAGTGTTTCGAGATGTGGTATTTATCTAGAGTATAGATAAGCCATTACAACCATTGCTGTTAGTATACCAACCCATATAAGGCCAACAGTGTAGTTATTGGTTTTACCTGGAACTATCTTACAGAACTTATTACATGTAGTACACATAACCCTGCCTAGCTTAGAAGTCTTTAATGGTTCGTTACAGCAAGCTGATCTATCACTATTTCTAATGATACGCTTTGCTAATTGCTTTTTTCTTTTCTCTTTGAACTTATTCATGTTGTAAAGGTATTAATTTATTTAAACTTGTAATCTAATGGTGGAGAAGAGGCTTCTGGAGCTTTACTAAGCTGCTCCTCTTGTGCTTTATCAAACTTCTCTATAAAATGTATAGCCTGTATCCTAAAAGCTTCTCTGCTAGGTCTAACCTTCTTCCAAGACTTAATTCCTAAAGGGCTATTGTGAGACATAGGCTTAATGCAGAATTTAAACCATTCCTTTTCTAATAGGTCTAATGTTTCATCTGTACTATCTGGAGACACCATACGAACGTTAAGTAGTTTGTTGATCAGCATTCTCATTTGCTCATCTACCTTCATGCTTTCTTTTTTCTCTCTAGGAGATGCATCTTTTACTTTTTCTTCCGACATATCTATTTATTTATTGTTTTTAAAAAATCATCACCCATTTGTTTAATAGCTGAGTCTTGCAATCTAAGTAACTCATCTCTTGACTTACACTTCTCAGTACGTATCCTTAACCAATTCTGCCACCTTTCAACTAGGCCTTTTATTATTTCTTTATTGTCGGTCATTAATCTCCACCTCTTTACCTGTTAAACAGAAGAATAAGTTCTGAAAATAATGCACACACTCTAGTTTCACATCTCCTAAATCTGACCTAAAATATAGACCATCAAGCCTGTCCCATATAACCATCCTAGTTTCGGAGTGCCTGTAGTTATATCCACAATCATCATCACCTACGTAGTCAAACCCAAACTTCAACAACCACTCTTTAGTTAAAGGTATTGGTTCAGCTTTTAAATGATTCATACCTAAATCAGAATATTTAGATATTGTTGTTGCTCTACTTTCGTTCCCGTACATATCTATATACCAATTCCCTATCCTTAATTCTTTTACTTCCATAATTTCTATTTATTAATTACCATTTTCCTTTAGGGCATTTTTCATCTTTTACTCTAGTCTTAGACGGTAAGAAACATCCACAACCACCATTATCTCTTTTACACCAATCAGTATGAACACCATTCTTATAAGACACTGGGCAAGCTTTACATATAGCCATTCTCTCTTCGCTAACCTCCTCATTGGTTTTATTTATAAGATTTTTAAAACCATTGGCTATATTTATAACTTTTTTCATTATGTTTGTGTTGAGGGGTAAATTTAGTGGTTTTTGTTTATTCTATTTTTTCTATAATTTTTAGGTTTTTAGAAAGTAGCTTAGTTTAATTACTAGGCTATTTTTTATTTAAACTCATCCACTATACAAGGATAATACTCATGCTCTATCTTAGGCATATCTACTTCAGTCCTACCATCATACATCCTAGCCCTTCTATCAAGTATATTCTCCACTCTCATAGTCTCAATACCTTTCTCCATTAAATCACCCATTACACTAAACACAAAGTCCTGTATAGCATCTTTAAGCTCTTTCTTATGCTCCCATAGTGATGCGCTGATAGATCCTTGTCTATGATAGAATATTATATTCTTACCACCTATAACAGACTCTATTGTTATCTTGATCCTGTAGGTGTAGTCAAAATATATAGCTGAAGGTATAACTGTAAATACATTCTCTACATTCTTTTCTTCCCAGCGTTTAGTTATATGCTTTGCAGCAAAATCTAACATCATACACTTAGATGATAAGTTGTTATTGATATATTCTATATGTTTAGAATAATCATAAGTTTTCTTTATTTCCTTTTTACCTTCTGACATAATTAATCTTTTTTGTAATCAAATTTATAAGATACTTTACTTTTCTTTTCCACTTCAACATCCTGTATAGACACTACGAAGTCCTCATACTTCCCTTTCACATTGCTATACTTCCATATACTCCTAAGAACCCTTTCTTTAGTGTTCTCTGTAGGAAACTCATTATTACTATTCAGAGTAATAGGATATTTCTTTATCTTAAAGTACTTTATATGTTTATTAGAAGCTCTCCTTTTTATTCCTTCAATTCTATGATTGATCTTATCTAGCTCTTTCTTAGGAAAGTACTTGATAGTGAAGTTAGACACACATACTTCTGGGACTTCTTCGTTCATAATTAAAAGTTTAAGTTTTTGCTAATGTAAGGAAATTACATTAAACTTGTAAATAAATTACAATAGAATATTAAAATAAATTATATAAACGATGGGAAGAGGGCTTAGATGTGTACATGAGAGTAATCCGTTTGAAGAGGAAGTATCTTTAATGGATCAGAGAGGTATGCTTATATTATGTAGCTTAAACAAGCAAGGTCTTAATATGCTTGATTATTTATTAAGACATGGTAATGTATATGAAGAGATGTTTGTAATATCTACAGACGACTATTTATCAGCTACAGGACTTACTTCTGCTAAATCTTTCTACCTAGGTATTGATAATTTAATAAGATGGGATGTCATTGCTAAGAGTAAAGAGGTAAATTTTTATTATATTAACACTAAGTTCTTCCCTAATGTTGAACTTTGAAGCTAATATGGTGGCATTTATTCATAGAATATCCGAAACGATTATAAGCGTTGAAGGAATTGAGTGTATTAAAGAAGCTGATGGTAGGTATTATCCTACTATGCCTGAACTAACCAACGTATCTCTATTCCCTGCTGCTGTAGATTGCTTCTTGGAAATTGAGAAGAGAAAGTTTATGAGACAATGGGATATTACGGTAGATAGTTTGTTAAAAAAATTAAATATAGATTATGAGCAAAATTAGTCAAAAAGCTGCATTCGCTAAAGCAGCAAAGAAGAAGTCAACAAAGAAAAAAGCTGTTAAGAAAAGTACAGGAAGAAAGTATTAGTATATACTTTAAAAAGCAAAGCAAATGTTTGGAACTGCAATAGATGTAGACACTGATGGTAATGTATTCCTTAATGATAAAGGAGTAGCGTTACTACCTAGACTCTTTGAGGTCTACAAAAAGAAAGGTATGGGGTCTAATATGGTTAAATGGATAGTCATGGTCGATGATTATAAATCCCCCTACAGAAAACTACCATTAGAAGAAAGAGAGTCATTAGCAACTAGCGTTGTCTTTGAGAAGTCAAAATACAAAACTTGTGAAGACGAGTTAGTACTAGCTGCTAGGGATGAATATGCTAGAACGCAGTATGATCCGTTAATAGACCAGTATAGAGCTATGTCAGATCAAATCTTTAAGATGACTAAGGTTTATAAAGGCATAACGCCAACTAAAGACAATCTATCAGACCTAATTAAGATACAGAAAGAGATGGGGGCTGCTGCTAAATCCAGAGATGATATTAAATCTCTTATAGTTAAAGACCAAGAATCTGAGATTAAAATACAGGGAGCTGGTAGTGAAGACTTTTCTATGTGGGAAGACGAATTAAACATGAGAGGAGAATCGTGATAAAAGCACTTAAATACTGCCCTGTATTAACAGATAAGGACTACCCTAAGTTAAGAGTGGGTACTATAGAGTATCGTAACTGGTGGAAGATACAGCAAGGAAGAATACTTAACGGATATAAGCCCACAGGAGGAACTTGGATTCCAGGTAACTATTATTTCTATTTAAATTTCGGGAAGATACATGGCCTACCAGAAGGAGCTGTAAGAAAGACAATGATTAGCCCTATCTACAGGGATCAAGACCATGAATACTTTAACACAGTACATCAAGCAAAGGTTGACGGCAAAGGAGTTATAGTGCTGAAAGCCAGGAGGAAAGGTTTTAGTTTTATGAATGTAAATATACTTTTACATGAGTGGACTTGTTACTCTCATAGTGAAAACGGACTGGGAGCGCAGAAGTCAGAATACGTAGAGGATTTCAGAAAAAAGCTATTACTTTCTTACAACGAATTACCTACGCCATTAAAGAATAAGATCCTTCACAATAATGAGGATATAATGATGAGTGGGTATAAGCAGAAAGAGAACGGTATATGGGTAGAGAGAGGTATGAAGTCTATGATGCATTTCAGGGTGATGGAGAAGCCTAATGCTTTTAGGGGTACATCATTAAACTACATGGTATTTGAGGAAGCTGGGGAATTTAACAAGCTACGTAGAGCCTATCAAGCTAACGAAGAATGTTTTAGGGAAGGGGCTAGGCAGTTTGGAACTCCTATTATTGGTGGAACAGCGAATCAGATAAATGTAGACTCTGATGACTTTATGGAGATGTTCTACAACGCTGAAGACTACAATTTAGTGCCATTGTTTATTCCAGCCTCTAAGGTTTATGCAGGATACTTTGATACAGAGTATGGTAAGAGTGATATTAAAGGGGCTACTGAAGACATAGTTCGTAGAGCAGAGGCTAAGAAGAAGGGTAATGTGTTAGAGAATTACTATGCGTTCCTTCAGGAGATGCCTTTGAAGCCAGAGGATGCTTTCACTAAGTCTGGCTCAACACCATTTGATTTAGATAAGATTAATAAACAAATAGCTAATATAAACACCAACAAGAACTTCCAGGTAGTCCAAAGAGGTAGGTTGGAATGGCCTAGAGATAAACAAGGAAGAGAGCAATATGGAGCTAAGCCTGAGTGGATTATGGACGATGGTAGTTTGGATGCTGACAATCCTGATAAAGACTTATATCCTTTTGAGATTGTAGAGCATCCTATTGAAGGGTATAGAAATATCCATGTGTCTGCTGTCGATCCATACCATGTTGATGATGAGTTTGAGGAGATAAAGACTTCTAAGAAATCTAAGAAGGAGTCTAAGGACAGGTCCAAAGGGTGTATGTGCGTGTATAGAAGGTTCGTAAGTCCTGATATTGTGGGGGAGCAAGCTGTAGCTTTTTATACTGACAGACCTTACAGCAAACAGGAGTTTTATGAAAACTGTTTAAAGCTTGCTATTTATTACGACTCCCAAGTGTTAGTGGAATATAATGATGATGGTTTTTTAAAGTACTTTACATCTAACAAGATGACTATGTATTTAAAAGAAAGACCTACTTCTGCTGACAGTCCTTGGAGTATCGCTACTAATAGGTATGGTATCCACATGAAGTCTTTCCAGAAGAGGAGACTTACTGAATTAGTTGATGAATATATAAGAGATCACTGGGAAGATATATTCTTCATGAAGCTATTAAATGAGTTTGCAGTGTATGGAAAGCAGAACACGGATAGGGTGATGGCTTTCGGTATGGCATTGATTCATGACATGGATGCATTGAAGAAAGTCATTGATACAAAGGAAGATGAGAAGAGGGAAAAAGACTTTGTTCCTCACTTCGCTACAGATAATAACGGGAACATTATATCTAATTATTCAGAAAAAAATGATATTTTTGATAATACGAAAAGAAGTCCTAACTTTAATTACAATCTGGATGATTAATAATTAAGGAATGTTAATAGCAATTAATGGAAGATCAAAAAAATAACACAACAGTATTTCCTAGACAGAATATACCTGAGTCCCAAAAGACAGAGCAGTGGCATAGAGATTGTATTCACTACTTTCTAAATCAACAGCAAGTTGAAACCTATGTCGCTAACAAAACAAAAGATTTTGAGAATTACTTAATTGCTGCTGGTGAATTTAACAAAGACCAGTTCAAGTATTTAACTGACATGTATGGAATGACTGCTCCTGCGAGATTAGTTAATTATCCTTTAATACAAAACAAATTAGACTTGTTGGCTGGTGAATTAATCACTCAGCCATTACAGTATTCTGTTAATGTTATTAATAGAAATGCTATTAGGCGTAAGAACGAAGAATTAACAGCTATTGCTGTAGAAACTATATTAAAGCCTGAGAGAAGGAAGATAGAGAAGGTTACTGGTTCTAAAATACCTGACGAAGATTTAGGAATGGAGATTCCTAATGATGTTGAGGAGTTTATGAAGATGAACTACAGGACTAATGTAGAGAAGCAGGTTAGTGTTGGTCTTAAGTATTGCATTGATAAGTGGAAACTTAAAGGGACGTTTAAGAGAGGGTTCTATGACCTTATGATTACTAATAAGGAGTTTTATAGGGTTTATATTAAAAACAGAACTCCTTATGTTGAAAGGTTAGACCCTAGACAAATCATATACGATCAAAACAGCGACCAGGAAACTTTACAAGATTCTATGTATGCTGGTATTGATAACTGGTACACTATAAATGAAATTATAGATAGATTTGAGCTAAGTGGTTCTGTTGTAGATGAGTTAGAAGAGTTGGCTAGTCAAAAGAGTCAATGGTACGCTGATAACAATATCTATAACAGCTATATGACTCCTGACGGAACAAATGCTTTAAGATGTAGGGTAGTTGACATACAGTGGAAGAGTACTAAGATGATTAATTATAAGATTAGTCCTAATAAGTATGACCCATCTATCGACTACCATAAAATGCTTCCAGACGACTATAAGCCTAAAAAAGGAGAGAAGGTTGTTAAGAAGGCAATTGTTGAAGTTAGAGAAGCTATTAAGGTTGGTCACGAGAAACTTATTAAGTTTGGTGCTAAGCCTAATCAGATTAGGTATGAAGAGAATTACGCTAATACTAAGCTAGACTTCTTTGGTGTTATCAGAAACAGATTTGCAGGATCTACATTATCTATTGTAGATACTTTAAAGAACATACAGTTGATGTATAACATTGTTATGTTCCATATTGACCAAGCATTAGCTAGGAGTGGTGGTAAAGCATTAGTTTATGATGTATCACAGAAACCTAAGAACATTCCTTTAAGTGATGTTATGTATCATGCTAAGAACTCTGGGCTTATTATGATTAACTCTAAGCAAGAGGGCGGTCAGATGAATACATTTAATCAGTGGAAGGATATTGACTTTACTTTAAGTAACTCTGTATCGCAGATGATCAACTTAAAGATGATGTTAGAAGAGACTGCTGATAAGCTTACTGGTATAACAGCTAGTAGATCAGGGGTTAATAAGACTAGCGATGCTGTAGGTGTTAACGAAAGAAGTGTAATGCAGTCTACGTTAATAACAGCTCCTTTGTTTGATATCCATTATCAATTAGTTGGTGAGACCTTACAAGGCATGGCTAACTTAATGAGATATACTTGGGGTGAAGATGGGTATATGATTAACGTATTCGGTGACATGGGATATGAGACCTTTAAGATTGATAAGGCTGTTTCTTTAGATGAATACGGAATATTTGTTCAAAATAACTCTAAAGAATTAGAGCGTAAGAATACTATGATGCAGATGATTAATAACTTCTCTAGTTCTGGAGCTATTGATCCTATTGCAACTATTAAAGCTGTTAATGCTGATAATGCAACTGATTTAGAAGCCATATTGACTACTGGGCTAGAAGCTGTTCAAGCTGCTCAAACTCAGATGGAAGAAAGAAAGATTGCAGCTACAGAAGCAGCTAATGAAATTAATGGTCAGAAAATTAACGTATCTTTAGATACGGCTAAGATTAAAGCTGAGACAGATATGGAGATTGCTAAGCTAGAGTCTGAGACCGACTTGATAATAGCTAATGCAAACTCTGAACATAAGGAAGATATGCAGGAGGCTGGTAGAAAGGCTGACTTAGATAAGATAATGCTAACAGATTCTAACCAAGCTCGTGCTGCTGAGATGTCGGCTTTACAGGGTGGGGGTCATGAAAAGAAAGAAAACGAAAGTGAAGAATAAGTAAATGAGTAATAATTAAAAGTAAAAGAAAATGGCAAACGAAGAAAAAGAAAACAATGAAGCAGCTCCAGTGTTGAACGCTGACGAAGCTAGTAATGAAAATGCAGGTGGCGAAACTTTAGCTAATAGTGTTGGTAGTGAGGTCGTGGAAGCTAGTGTAGAAACTAGTGTGGATAATAACGAAGAGGCTGAGCCAGCAGAATTTGACCCTCAAGCTTTTGCTGGAGTAGGAGAGCCAGCAGCAACAGATGAGAACTCTGAAGTAGAGGCTGAAAACACAGAAGAGAAAACAACAGAAAATGCTGGGACTGATAATGATGGTGGTGATTCAGACGATGGGGATGATTTTGTATGGCCTGACTTACCTACTAACAGTAGTGAAGAAGAGGATAAAGAGGTTTCGTCAGAGGAGAAACAAACTGAAAGTACTGAAATTAAAGATGAGAATAGCTCTCAGGAAGCTGAAGGTACGACTTTAACAGACGACCAGTTTAAGCAATTTGCTAAAGATTTAGGATTAGAAGCTAACAACTTAGAAGAGGTAAAAACTGTTTTAGATGATCTTGTAAAAGAGAACAAACAGCTTAAGGAAGAAGTTCAATATAGCGGTAATACCAATAAAAAGATTGAAGATTTAGAAAAATTCCTTAAATTAGATGATGAGAACCTGATGAGAAAGAGTTTAGAGGCTGATGGATTGACAGGTGAGAAGCTAGACAATGCGATAGAAAAGTATACTAATACTGGTTTATTAGATGTCGAAGCGTTAAAAGTAAGAAGTACATTAGACAAGGCGATCCAAAGTGAACGCCAAGCTATAGTTAAAGGCCAAGAAGCTGAAGTTGCAAAGCAACAAGAAAGCAGAATGGAATCGGTTAAATCGTTTACGGAGTACATGCAAAGCCAAGACTCTTTATTTGGATTTAAACTAACAGGTGATCCTGACAACCTACCAAAAGTCAGAGAGAACCATGTTGAGTACGTTACTAGTGGTAAGTATCTTTCAGAGATTACTTCTAGTGAAGAGAACTTAGCGCAAAGTAGTTGGTTGTGGAGAAACAGAGAAGTATTACAAAAAGCTTTCTCTAACAACGGACGACAAAGTGGTAGAGCAGAAATTTTAAATAAGATAGGAAATCCAGAAAAAACAACCAGTACCACTTTTAGTGAGCCTGGAAAACCAAATGAGTTTGACCCTCAAAAATTTATGAAAGGTTAAATATTAATTAAAAAAATTTAAATTATGAAGTTTTATTCAGGAACGTACGGTAAAGAATCCGTACAATCGAATGCTTTAGTTACTGGACTTTTAAAGTACCCAGAAATCTCAAGCAAATTGATTAAGCAATATCCTCAGTATTCTCTTACTTATTTTGTTGATGGTACATCAAGATTCGCTAAGGAAGAGATTGTTGGTGATGTTAAGGTTCAATGGGCTATTCAAGGTCGATTAAACAAACCTTCTACTTGTACTGGTGCATTAACTGGAACTGGTGTTGCAGGTTCAGTATTCACAGTAGAATTTGAAGAGAATTTCTTTAACCCTAACGATGTTGTTAGATTTAAAGGAGGTATTCAAGCTATCGTTTTAAGTGAGCCAGTTACTTCTGTAGGTGGATTTACATTTAGAATGAAGTTACAAACTAATGATCCAACTTTAACTATTGGTGCTGCCAATGCTGGAGCTGGTCTTACTGCTAACACTGTTGGTTCTTCTTTCGCAGAAGGTTCTGATAGAGGTTACGAGAATCATGCTTACCCAGACTGGTACGTGAACTATTTAAGTATTACAAGAAAAAGTAAAACTATCTCTGGTTCTGCTTTAACTGATATTACTTGGATTGAAAGTAACGGTCAAAAGTTATGGTACTTTACTTCTCAAGAGCAAACTCAAGAAGAGTACATGTATCAAAAAGAATTGAAATCTTGGTATAACATCTCTACGATGGATGCTAATGGTGTTTCTTCTGTATTTGATGACTTAGGTAAGCCTATCATTGATGGTGACGGTATCTTGAAGCAAATTGATTCTTCTAACGTTGATACGTACAATGGCACATTGACTGAGAAGAGGTTAACTGACTTCTTAGCTACTCTTTCTTTGAACACTGGTAGAAAAGGAAATCATTGGATGGTGTTTACTGGTACTGCTGGTAGAGTTGCTTTCCACGAAGCTATGAAGGATTTAGTATATCCTGATGGAAACCTTATCTATGATGCTCAAGTTGGTGCTGAGACTGAAATCGGAGTTAACTTTGTAACCTACAATGCTTTAGGTCACAGAATGACTTTAGTTGACTGTCCATTATTTGATGATCCTAACTTGCATTCAAATGATATTGACCCTGTTTCTGGTCATCCAAAAGAATCTTTTAGAATGGTATTCTTAGATTTCGGATACAAGAACGGAGCTAGTAACATTGAAAGATGTGTTAAGGGAGCAAACGGAATGAAGAGATCAATGATCATGAAGTACATCCCAGGAATGGTTAATCCTTTCGATCAACAGTCTATGACTGCTGCTAACGCAAGAGATGGATTTGACTGTGAGTGGTTAGATGAATCATGTATGATTGTTAGAAATCCGTTGTCTTGTGGACAATTGATATTTGCATAGTATTAATAAGTAAAAAAGTAAAAGGAAATGGACGTAAAAGAAAAGTATACTTCAACAGAAGTAGCAGAGTTATTAAAAGGTGTTCCTAAGAAAGGTAACGTTGAGATCAGAATGATAAACCCTAAAAAAACAGGAAGTGTAACAATGAGGGATTATACCATAACTGATGAAAACGGAGCTACTGATTACAGACCCTTTTTAGATGCCAATGGAAATCATAGGGTAGCGAAGTACACGAAGAAGAAGATTTTAAAGATGGACAGCAAAAACGACAGGTTGGAGTATGTTCATTTAAAGAATCATCCTCTTTATTTGACTGGAGCTACTGCTATATTTACATTGTTTAATTATGAGGATGAAGCAAGTGATTATGTTAATCTTAAGAAAGCAGCAGCTAAGGCTGATGGTATGATTACAGATTTTACTGGTCAGAAACTTCGAGACCTTGCAAGAGTGGTTCAAATAGTTGTTAGAACTGGTTCTTCAGAAACCGTATTAAAGCGAGCTTTATACGAATATGCAGAATCTAAGCTTGACACTTTAGGAAACACTGGAGCTTTGGAAATCCTTAAACAATTAGAGTCACCTGATTATGACACTAAAGTGTTATTGTTTAATGCAATGGACGCTAAAGAGGTTCAAGTAAAGGGTGGTAGGTATCTATTTGGTCAGATAGGAATGGGAACGACTTTCGATACTGCGCTACAGTATTTAATAGACAATCCTGATTTAGAATCGGAATTGAGTAAAAAGTTAAACTTTAAAGACGTATAACGATGACAATAATTGAGATGCATGCACTTTGCGATTTGTTAATAGATAAGGCAGACGCTCCTTGGTTTAATCCAGGTGAGAAGGATGACTTTATTAATTTAGCGCAGATAGAGTATCTTGATAACAGTTATAGGTTTTTTGAACTCAATGAAGAGATAAGGGAGAAGCTATTACCGCTTGTTAGGAGTACTACTTTTGTAGGGCCAATTCCTTCAATTGACTTGAGTGCGATTACGGACTTTAGGTATATATTGAGCTTAAGAGGAGACTTAACTGATAATTGTGGGGTATTGCAGACGAAAGCAATACCTCCAATTCAGTTAGATGATGAGGTTAGGAATCAAGATGATCCGTTTAATAGGAATGACAATGAAAGTCCTGGATATACTCAGGAAAATAATGGTACTTCCAATTTGGCGATTTTTGTTTCTACAACTAATCCTCAAAACTTAATATTAAAGTTCTTGAAAACACCAGTTGATGTTTTTAACGATATTAATACGCCTGCTAATAATGTAAACTGTGAACTAGCTGGTTCTAGTCATGAAGAGATAGTTAATATAGCCGTGAGGAAAATGTTAGCGACTGTTCAAGATCAGTTACAGTATCAGATGCAGAGTAAGGAGGCACAAATACAATGATTATGAAAGCAAAGGCAGAATTTAAGAAGAAGGCTGATTTAGCATTAGAATTAGACAAACTAGGCGTTGAATACGCTAAAATACAATCTGGAGCTAATGAAGGAAAAGCCACACAATCTGTAGATGAGTTGTACGAGCTTTATGTGGGTTCTCTTAATGGTGGTGCGGAAGCAAAACCAGCATTTAGAAAGACACCATTTAAGACTGGTTTAATGGGTCGCAGATAAATTAATGAATTATTTATTTTAAAAAAAGAAGAAAATGAGAGATTATTTCGCAATTTTAGCAGAGGCATACGTGCCATCTGTAACGGGTTCTGGTAGTAACGCAGTTATTAACATTAGCCCAGATTATTCAGTTCCATTGTCATGGGTATCTAACGCTGTTACTTTTGTAGCAGCAGCAGGTACAGCAGGTGACGCAGTAGTTACTTTCGCAGGTACTTACGCTATTGGAGATTTTGTAAGAGTTACATTAACTACTCAAGCTAGAAGTAGCCAAGTATTAACTAAGTCTTACACGCACACTGTTCAGTCAGGAGCAACATCTGTAACAGCTGTAGCAACTGCTTTCGCAGCTTTGATTACTGCTGACATCAATGCAGGTCTTAGTGAGTATTACGCTTCAGCGATAAACGCAGCAGGTGTATTAACTATCACTCAAGCAGAGCCAGAAAGTAAAGCTATCCAATGTGTAGCTTATACTGATAGTGCTGCTGGTACAGCGGTAGTTGTTGTTACTCCAACTGTTGTTTCAGAAGGTCAACCATCTGATTTAGTAGCTAGAGGTATTCCAGCAGGAGACATTAACTTAGCGTCTTATGACACTGTTAAGTTTATTGTAGCTGCCGATGCAGCATCTCCTTTTATTGATTCTCAAGGGAAGACAGTAAGAGAGATTTACTGGTACGGATCTAACCCTCAAGGGGCTGTATTAGCTGGTTTGATTCCATAACAGGAAGTTAAATTGATTTATAAATTAGGTGGAGCAAAGTTTGTTCCACCTTTTTTATTTATATTTATATATAAATTAGACAGTTATGACTTTAAATCACTACGCTTACAACATTAGAAACATAGCTAGGGCAGGTCAAGGTAACTCAGACGATGATTCTTTAGACATAAGACAGGTTAAGTTTTGGGTGAATGCTTGGAGGGCTGTAGGTGTGCTACAAAGAACAGAATACGGTAAACAGATTGATCCTCAATTGGTTCAAGATTTAGGCGTTATTCCATTGGAAACTGTAGATGTAGCTGACTCTAGCTGTCCTCCTGTTGAATATGGGTGTACTATCAAAAAGATTATACTACCGAAGTTAGTTGACTTTCCTTACAATAGAGGGATTGTATTTGTGGGTAAGATTGATAAACGAACACCGTTTATAATTGATTCTGCTGATACTACTATGTTTAAGGAAGCTACGCAGTTTGGGGCTTTAACTAGTAGGGTTTACATGGTAGGAAACACTATGTATGTAAAATTATCTGCTAAAGATAAAGGATTAAAGTACATTAATGTTAGGGGGGTATTTGAAGATCCAGAGAGTGTTGCAACTTATGTAGCTCCAGGGTGTGAGGCTAAGTGTTATGATTCTTCTGTAGATGAGTATCCTATGCCACTTGGGATGTATGATTTTGTAACAAAGAATATATTAATGACTGAGCTTAACATGACGTTACAGACAGCAGAAGACGAACTAAACAACGCTAAGAGTGAGCAAGGAGTGGAAAGTCCAATTAAAGGATAGTAAGGGCGTTTGTACTACCTTTGCTGTTTACAGTGAGGTTGTTGAGGACATAAAGAAAGACCTCAGCAATCTTAAGAACAATAGACGAAGGGTTATTACATATAAAGTTTTTACGTCTGTTATGATGCTTTATTTTAAGCTAGTTGTAAAAGAGTTGTGGGATGGTTATTTTTTCGCTCTAAACAATAGGCTCGGAGAGATTAGGATAGCTAAGAGAAAGATGGATAGGTGGATTCCTAACACGCTTAGGAGAAGTAGTGTTGATGGTCAGGTTGTTTATACAAAGCGTAACCAGTTAGAGTTAGCTAGAAAATATAATTGGTTCTGGCATTATTTAAACTGGTCTACTTTTAAGAGATACAGAACACACGAAATAAAAGCTTCTAAGTCCTTTATAGCGGAAATGATGAAGAGAGTTAATAGAGGCGTTGAATATATTGATTACACTCCTTTAGGGTGGAGAGAAGATGGTATTATACGAAAAATAAAATAACATGAAAGACAGTCATAAAGTATCTATAAATCGTATTATTGGTAATGTTATTGGCAACTTAGGTATTAAGAATGTAAATAACAGTATTGATGATTTTGCTAGGTGGGCTATTGAGGCTGAGAATAAGATTGGAGCTACTGATTCGTACAAACATTTTGAATGTGATATAACGATCAATAACAAGAAAGCAGCACTTCCACCTAACTTTGTTTATTTAGAAGGTCTTAAGCTAGGAGATAGCTTTCTTAACGTAAGTTACAGAGAGTTTAGGATGTTTAACAACACTAGTACTAGCAATAACTTAGCTCAAGGAGCTGCTGCAAACATTAACACAGGTGTAACTGCTGAGTTTAGAAATGACAACTTAGGGTTTAACTTTGGATATAGTCACCAAATAGGCAGTACGGCAAATATATTTTCTATTGTTAATGGATTTATATTCGTTAACAGCCTGGATGATGGTAAAAAAATAGGTATATCATATCAAGGGTTTGATTTAGATGACGATGGGTGGCCTATGATCAATAGGCAACATGAGGATGCGGTGAGTCACTACTTGATGTATATGTATAAGGCAAGACGTTTCTATGAAGGAAAGTTGCCACATGTAGTTTTTAAAGAATTAGAGCAAAGATGGTATTGGTTAGCTGGTCAAGCTAGAGGAGATAGTGAATTACCTGATACTCAGGAGATGAAGTATTTAGGTAATCAGCATAATCAGCTTCTACCTCTACCTCCAAAACAATTTTTCTAAAATATGAAAAGTTCAGTAAATAAATTCTCTAAAGGTTTAATCAATGACCTTAACCCTATAAATCAGCCTAACCAATCCTATCAGGATTCGATGGGAGGAAATCTTATTTATAATGCTGATGGTAATTACGACTGGGTTGTGTCTAATGGGAATCAGTTTTCTTTTAACATTATACCTGATAGCGGTAGTACTACGAATAAGTATACTCCGATAGGTGGTGTTGGTAATAGCAATATAAAAATATTGTTTAGCGTAGATGAGGTTACTGGAGATAGTGAGATAGGAATATTCGCTATGAATAGTGATGGTATAGGTTCTTACAAAACTCTGTACAACGATATATCAGATCCTTTAACGCCTAATGTTCAGTCTTTAGCTTTTCAGGCCAATAATCAGATAGAGGCTAGGTTTTTATATGAGAATGACGACTTGATTAGAATTTACTGGTGTGATGGTGTTAAATCTGATAGTAATCCACCTAGAGTATTTACATTTAAGTATGATCCATTAATAGGGTCTGAAGATGATGTTACGGCTTATAGTGCTTTAACAACTACAGCTCACTCTATGAATATTCAAGCAGAGCATAACCCTGGTATTATAAAATACCAAGAGCAGATTGCTGGAAGCTTGCTGTCTGGTGTGTATCAGTACACTTATAGATTAATAACTCTTGATGGATATGCAACCCCTTGGGTAACTCCTACTAGAAGATATTTTGTGACTACTGATGCTGTTAACAATACTAACTGGAACTTGTACGAGATGGAGGTTAGTGGAATATCTAGTCCTCACGGAAATAGAATTGAAATTAAAGGTATTGATACTAGGTATGACAAGATTGAGGTAGCGTTCTTGTATTCTCAAACTGATTTACAGATAGATGAGAGTACTATATTCTTTAAAGGAAATATAGTTAAGACTAACCCTACCGATTCTATGTTTATAGATCATGTGAGCATGAATGGTACTCCTGTGATAGCTGACACTATAGCTACACAATTTCAAGGGATTAAAGCTGCTAAAACATTAGACATAAAAGATAGTCTTATATATTTTGGTAACATAGTAGAAAATCTTAGCACTATAACTGACGCTGAGGCAGAAGCTATAGTTGGCAGTGTTGAGTTTACTCCTGTATTCAAGGATATGAGGTCTGACGAGCAGAACTATGCTAATACAACAACTCCTATACTAACTCACCAGACTCCTAAGACAGGAACTACAGTTAGGCAGCTACACAATGCTGTTGGTGGAACTGAGACCTATCAAATAGTTAATGATTACGTTAACTACAAAGGAACTCAGATTGACAACATGTATAGTGGCTACTTTAGAGGAGAGACCTATAGGTTCGCTTTACAGTTATTTGATAACTTAGGGTTTCCTGTATTTGCTATACATTTAGGAGATTTAAAACTACCTGAACAAACTAGCTTAGCTTATTCGTGGGGTAGATTAAGGCAAGATGGAACTTTAGCTACTGTGCAAAACAGGAACTTAACAGTATATCCTTGGCCTACAAACAACTTTAACGATCCGTCATTAACATCTAGTAAGCTATGGGCTGAAGACCCTAATCCTGCTTATGATCAGTTGGTGGGAATATCCTACTTAAGAGTAATGGGTATTAATATAGATAACATTGATATATCTGGAGTAGCTGATAGAATTAGTGGATTTAGCATTGTTAGGGTTGATAGAGACGCTACTATACTTGCTCAAGGGTTGGCTATGCCTACTATGAGAGATCAGGATGGCAATGGAGATCCTATAGCTAGACCTTTTGCTGGATGTACACAAAGATGGTATAATAATGCTGGTTCTTTAGACCCTACAACTCTTTTAGCTAATGTTCAAAATGTAGACACTCAGAGCTATCAAACTTCTAATGATTTTCATTTAGAAGGGAACTTAACGTCTTTTTACGCTCCTGATTATGATTTTGACCAGAGTTTTATACCTGTCATTCAATCTCAGGATGTTTTAAGGATAGTGGGTAGTTGTTTTTCTGATACTAGCCCTATTGGTACAAGTCCTAATTTTGATGTTAATGCTGGTGCGTGGTTTACCTATTACGAAGGTTCTACTGCTGCTTTACCGACTATTTCAAATGGAGGTCTTCACAGCATATCTAAGTTCTATAACAGTAAAAACAATGCCCACTTTGGAACTGATGACCCTACTCCGAGGTATTTAACAGAAGCTTCTCTTGAGGAAAGTATATTTATGAACTATGATACAGTAAAGGCTGACTATGTTGTTGGTACAGATCTGCATAATTCAATACACCAAGAAGAAGGGGAGTTTCAAGGATACTACGCAGCTACTTCAGCTCAGAACGAAGGTCTTAGAGGAGCTAGTAAAGATTTAATCTATTATAGACATGCTAGTTTTGTTCCTAAAACAAGTGCTGGTGTTGCCGATAACTGGTCTCCAATATTTCAGCAGAGTTATTTTAATTTAGACGCACCGTCAGGAAATAAAAACAATTACCACTTAGGTTCTTTGATAGCTAACTATGTTAGGGTTAACGCTTCTCCTTATGGAGGTGTAAGTCAGAGTTCATTAGAGCAAAGTGTATTTTATAGCACAGGTCATTTTCAACCTGTAAACAACTCTAATTTTCTTACTCCTGTTTCTGGACAATTTGATGGTATCGAAGTGTTTGGAGGAGATTGTTATTTAGACTATCATGCTTTCATGAGGAACTATCCAAGGTATCATGATACAGACGCTAATCATAGAGAATGTGCTGATGGTGTAGTTTTTCCTTTAGAAAGCACTTTAAATCAAGTTCTTAGACAAGCTCCTAGTGTTGGTGATCCTCAATATGCAAATATAGGAGCATTACCTAAAGAGCAATACTTAGGAAATAAAATAACCTTCTTTACTGATGGGCTGTATACTGCTAGGGGTATTTCTGTAGCTGGTCAGCCAGATCAATTTTTAGAAGAGTTTAATTTAAACGCTGCCTTATTGCAAAGAGAGATTTTAAAGTTTTTCTTTACTAAGCCAGTTGATTTTAACCTAAATGATAAATATCCTGTAAGATGGAGGTATCCTCAGAATAAATTCTATGGAGAAACCTTAGATAGCTGGAGACAATTCTTTGCTTTAGATTATGATGATATAAATGGTAGCTATGGCGAGATTACTTCATCAAGCTATTTGTTTAATCAAATATATTCTTTTCAAGAATCTGCATTTGGTAGACTAAGAGCTTTCGACAGAGCTATACTAGACTCAACTGCTGGAGCTTTAACTACTGGTGTTGGAGGAAAGTTAGATGGTATTGATTATATAAGTACTAAGTACGGAAATCAGCATCAATTCTCTATGACTAATAGTGGAAAAGCTCTATACTGGATTGATGTAGACAAGCGTAAGGCAGTAAGATTTGCAGGAGATGGTAAACAGTCTATATCTGATATAAGGGGCTTACACGAGTTCTTTAAGAATGAGCTAGGGAATTACTACAATCAAGATAGTCCTGCTGGAGGTTATGGTATAGCTGTAGGTTATGACTTTAGAAACAATCATGTATTCTGGACTTTTGTAAGGGACTACCATAGAGCACTAGGAGCTAATATATTTGTAGACTCTGTAGATATAAATAATGCAGATTACTATGCGAACAACAGTACTATTTTCGTTAACGGTGGTGGGGGTGATGTTATTTTCCCAGAAACAACTTTTGGAACTGGAGAAAACGATAGCGTTGTGTACTATGTTGCTAACGAGGTTGGTGGATCGCCTGTTACTTTACAAACGGCTGTAGCTAGTCCTCCTTCATCTACTGTGATAGGGACAGTTAATGCTGGAGAGTATTACGAGGTTACAAGAGAGAATAGTACAGGAGTGTGGTCAGCAGTACAGGTTACTTTAGCTGATATAACTCCTTTTAAAGCTACTATATGTTACAATGAGGATTTAGATGCCTTTACAGGCTTCTTCGGATTCAGACCTACTTACTACATTTCTCATAAGGACACTATAATAACTCATGATAAGTTATTCCCTGCTATCCTTAATAAGATGTATGTACATGAATTTAACCCTCTTAAGGCTAACTATTACGGTCAGAATTATAAGTCTTATATATCTGTATCAAACAAGGAAGATGAGTTTTCTTCTAAGATATTTGACTCTATAAGGGTTAACTTTAATGAGCAAGGAAATGATGACATTACTAGGTATATATTTAGGACAGAGGGGCAAGTTAATTATTATGATGTTCAGACTGACTCTAGGAAAAGATATTTAGAAGATAGTTTGAGAATGCCTACAAGAACATTTAATCAGAGCGATAGGACTAGGGGTAAATGGATTAATTATATCTTTGAATATAAGAACAATTCTAATATTCCAGTAAAATTGTTTAATTTAATAACGAATTACAGAATTTCAAATAGAATGTAGTATGGCAATATTTCAAGACGAATCGGAATTAAAGAGGCAAGACCAGAGAGTTCCGTTTGAAGCAATGAGAGGTCTTAAGAAAGGTGTAGCTAGTGTTTTAGGATACGATGCTAGGGGAGGTAGAAACAAGTGGGGTAAGGCTTTAAACGTTATCACTCCTTATGCAGAAACGGTTGCTGCTGGTATGGGAGCACCTGGATTAGTTACAGGGCTATCTATTGGGGGTAGGGCTGCATCTAAGGAATTAGCTAAAGGTACTGATGCTGGCCTTGTAATGGAAGAGACTGATGATGAGTTCTTAGAAAAGTCAATACAAGATGTAAGTTCTGCTATTACAATGTACGGAAGTGCTACTGCTTTATCTGGAGCAGCAGGAGGGACAGGAGCTTTAGGGGCAGCAGGAGGAGCAGCAACAGGAGGTTCTGGAATGGATTCTGTCGTTGGTGGTTCGGCAGGATCAGAACTTGCTGATATGCAATCTGCTAGTAAATTGGCTAACACTCAGGATTCTATTAATGCTGATATTGATGATATTGATATTGATGAGTTGACTGCTGCTGATTTTGATGAAGCTTTAGCTGAGGAAGATGAGTTAGAAGATGTTTCTAATCTAGTTGACAGTGTAAGCTCTAAGAACAAGAAAGAGGAAGCTAAAAACAAAAGCGTATCAGATAAGGCCACTAAAGATTTAACTAATATGTTAGGAGAGGGAGGTAAGATAATAGAGGCAGGAACTAAATCTTATGCTTTAAATAAAGAATATGCTGATGCATCAGAAGAGGAAGCACTGAAGTTATTACAAAGAAAAAGAAAAACTACAAAAAATTATTTATAAGATATGGCTAAGAAAATTAACGTAGATAATCTAAAGCTTGCGTATTCTGACGGTAGAGTTGTGGATTCAAACGAAACTAGAAGATTTGTTCAGAAGCTAGAGAAGATGTCTAAAAAATATGGTGGTGTAACGCCAGAAGACTTTTTAACTATTTTCATAAAAGAAAACGGACTAAAAAACGGAGCTATACTATTAGATCAGAAGTCTAAAGCTGATACGGATGAGTCTGGAGGAAAAGCTAAAGGACTAATACAATTCGTTCCTAGCACAGCTAAAGGTCTTGGTTTAGATCAAGATAAGCTGTCTGAAATGACAGCTACAGAGCAACTTGATTTTGTAGACAAATACTATAAAGACTTGGGTGATCCAAAAAATATAAAATCTTTTCAGGACTTATATTTAGGAACGTTTTACCCAAAAGCTTTAGGAGAGGGTGATGACTTTGTAATAGCAAAAGAAGGAAGAAGGGCTTATACAGCCAATGCTAACATAGATACTAAGTTTGGTGATGGTGATGGTGTGCTAACTAAAGGCGATTTCTTAGGTTATGCTAATCAAGATATATCTTCTATGACTGGAGATGTTCTTCAGGAAGTTAGTCAAGAGGAGTACGATAGAGGATACCCTGAGCCTAACGAAGTTTTTATTAATAGCGAAAATGTTTTAGTTAAGTCTGGAAAAAACAAAGGTAAATACAAAACCGTATATACTCTTCCTGACGGATCTAGAAAAGCTGTTGTAAACCCTAGTCCAACTACTATTAAAACAATTGCTGGAGATCAGTATCTTGCTACAAAAGGAGGTAAAAATTATAAGTTAGATAGAGAGTCTGGGTTTCAAGAGAAGGCTTTGAGTAATGATAATATATACAATAGTAAGCTTAAAGAGCTAGAAGACAAAGCTAAAAGCGGAGATTTAACACCAAGGGAGCTTCGTGTTGCTCAGAATATATACGATGTAAGGCAAAGCGAGTTAGATGACAAAATAAAAGGTAGAGATGAAGGGTTCTTTGAAGACGCTCCAAAGATAGGTGTTAGAAACATAAAAGGATTAAGAAGGGAGAAAGCTGCTTTAGAGAGAAGGTTTTCGGCCAACATACTTCTTCCAGAGGTTAGGAATAGATTTAAAGCTGAAGGAGAAAAAAGAAAGAATGACCTTAATAAACTAAGAGAAGAGTCTTTAGATTTTAATAAGTCAGAAGACGAACTGATTCAGGCTAAAAAAAACTTAGCGATTGCTGAATCTGAGTACGATACGTTTGAAGACGGTAGAGAAGATTTTGCTAAAAAACTAGAGTCTTACGATTATCTATCTTCTAGCAAAATTAAAGATGGAAACAGATTTGAGAGTAAAAACCTTATTCAGGAATATGCTGGAGCAGGATTAGGAGATCTTGTGAGTGAAATGTCTAAAGAGCTTAATTCATTTTTAAGCAAGGATGTAGAGACTGATGTAGCTCTTCAAGAAGAAAAGGTTCAGGACAAGCCAGACTTAGCTACCCAGGATATTAATAGAGGTGGTGGTACAGGTACTTCTACTTCTCAGCAAGTGAAAGTGGGGACTAGAAGCGATAATCAAGTTGTTGATAGCGACCTTGGATTAACCTCTGAAGAACAAGATATTCTTGACGCTAAGAAAGTTGTTGATACTGATGCTTTACAGCAACAAATAGATTTAAACAATGAAGCTTTAGCAGAAATGAAAGCTCAAAAGCCTATTGACGATTCTATAGTTCAAGGTCAGGATGACACGCTAGAGAATGTTCTAGGCTACGGGTCTGACATAGCTAGAGGTATTATAGGGCTGTCTGGAGCTACTGAGAAACTTCCTGAGTACGAAAGAGGAGCAGCCTTTAATGAATACCTAGATACTCAAAGAAGGTTTAAGGATCAAGGCTTAACAGCTTTAGAAGAGTCTGTTAGAAAGCAAAGAGGAGAAAGAGCCTATGGGTTTGATGTTGCTAATATTCGTAGCATGGGTCAAGGAGCTGGAGCTACACTTGCTGCTATGGGGGGTGCTGCTGGAAGACTTCAAGATAGATACGCTGAAGTAGGACTAGAAGATGCTGCGCTAAAAAGACAAGGTAGAGCTGATTTCGCTAGAGCTGCATTAACTGACGAGCAAATCAACAGACAACAGTTTGAAGATAAGTTTAAAGTTTCTATGGCTAATAAAGAGGCTGGAGCTGGTTTAGTAAGAGATGCTTACACTAACTTAAATGAAAGAGTTGCATTCAATAAAGCTTACGGAAAAGGCAGTCAACACTACGCTTATCAGGACGAGCTGATGAAATCTATGAAAACTAACAGAGAGCTTCTTAAGAGGGGTGCTGAAAACAGAACTAAGCAAGGAGTTAAAGCTTTAGAAGAAAGTAACATAGAACTTCAAAAAAGAATAGACAAAGCTAATGTCTAAATAATTTATTTGTAATATATTTACAATAGAACATTTATCAATATGGGAGATTTCGGTTTATATCAAGCGTTAAGAGGAACTGACAATTGGGCGCAGAAGCGTCAAGATAAGATGCAGTCTTTAATGATTGCTAGAGAAAGAGACCAGAACTCTCAGAAAGAGCTTAAGCAGTCTATGGAGCTAGAACAAGGTATGCAAAAGTACTTTGACGAAATGAAAAACCTAGATGCTCTATCCGAAGATCAAGGAAGGATCAATGATGAAGAGAAGAAAGCTAGGAGAAAGATTTATAAAGGTATAGCTGCTGCTAACGGGAACTTAAAAGCTTACATGTCTTCTGGTGGTATTTCAGCTATGAGCGATTACAGGAACTCTGTATTAAACTCTGAAGCTGCTAAAAACGCTGCAACTAATAAAGCTAACTATGCCAACTGGATGAAAGACGCTAGTGATGGTAAGTTTATTAACGAGGTTAATGTTGAAGTGCCTGTAATGAAGGATGGTGAGCCTGTGTTAGATGATAATGGTAAGCCGAAAACTCAAATTAAGAGTGTTTCAATGAAACAACAAGCTGCATTATTCCAAAAAGGAATTATTAAAAGGATGAATTACGGTGGTGCTGAGGAAGCTGTAAAAATCAACATGTTCGATTTTGCAGATCAAGCTAAAGATCCAAACAATCCTTATTACGCAGAGAATGTAACTACAAGCGATATTATAACATTAGCAAGGAGCAGAGGTGCTGGCTTACCTCAAGCTAAATCTATAGCTAAAGATTACGCTATGAATACGGCTAGTAGCGGTCAAGCGTGGAAGTGGGGTAAAGAAGATTATGATGAAGCCCTATTAAAGCAAGCTAAAGCAGCTAAGCTGAGAGGTCTGGGCAGAGGTAAAGGAGGGTCTAGTAAAACAATGATCACAAATCAACTAGCTCCAGCTCTTCTAAATAGGCTTCCAGAAGGAGGTAAAACGCAGTTTGGCTTAAAAGACGATAAGATGTGGTCTGATGTGTACGGCTTAAGAAGCGACTCTAAAACTAATATGACTAAACCAACCAGACCGCTAGTGATTACAGACAGAGACACTGACGCTGTTTATGATGCGTCAAACGTTTTAGACATTAAGTTTACTGGAGAGTATATTAAAAAGAACGGAGAGGTATACGCTGTAACTGACGTAGTTTATGATGCAGACGAACCTAGAAATAAAAATCCTCATGTAGAAGATTTCTTTGGTAAAAATAATCTTACAGATGATGACACAAGGCATAATTGGCAGTTTGTAGACGCTGGAGATGTATGGAATGAAAATCAATTAGACGCTGCTGAGATAGATTCTGGCAAAGACGTTGTTAG